TGCTAAAAATATAACATCACCACCAATCTCTTGAATACTACCACCATCTCTACATCCAATATTTCGTGTAACTTCTTGTACTGCAAAATTACTTGATGATGTTCCTGTTAATTTATAAATTCTATCTTGGCAAAATATAATTAATTCATTTCTAAATACTTTCATACCAACTACAGTAGAGTCAACTTTAAATGATCCTGCACCACTAGCTGATGTAAAATTATCTTCTTCAAATGGTACACTAAATATAACTTCTTGTGAATTAGATGCACCTGCATAAAACATGTGATTTTGAAATGCTTTAACAAACTTAGGATTAGTTGGAGCTGTTCCACCACCTGTTGCATTTACAACATCAACTGCAAAACTTGTATTAATTATTTGTGCAGCTGAATGGCCTGTTGCTATAATTAATTTATCAGTTCCATTAAAATTAAATTTTTCAAAGTCATATGCTCTACTTGATGTACCTAGTCCTGTAGTTAAACTTGTCCAACTACCAGAAGTTGTACCTCTATGTATATCTCCACCTCTAGCAACAATAATTTGTCCATTAAATACTATTGAACAATCTATTACTAGACTACTTGTGCTAGAACCTTGTGGTACAATTGTAGTATTATATTGAGCTGTTCCACTTATACGTCTATATCCACCTTTAATATCAGGTTCAAAGTTTTGTAGTATAAGAGCTTCTCCAGGTTGCATAGAAAACACATCTTTATTAAGTGTTAATCCACCTGCACAACTTACAACAAATGGTGATATTAAATCTGTTGCTGGCATTATCCAACTGTTCCTATACTAGTAGTTATACTTTCAGCTATTACATCTGATCTCATATAATCAGCTTTAGTAGCATAATCTGTTTTTAATAATCTTAATTTTCTTTGAAAATCTCTATCTGCTAATTGTGCATGTTGCGGATCAGATCTTAACATATATGTATAATATTTTGATCTATCTACAATTAATGATGCAAATCTATCAGGTAATGACATTGTATCACCATGAGCTGATAAATCTGAATGAGTAGTATAATAATCATAACTTACAGCATATTCATTTGTATTTGGAATCGGGCTAATACCAAAAGATGTATAACTAGGTATTCTATAAACATATAATGGTGTCTCATACTGACTACTATTATTAACATCATCTATAGGTTTTCTATTTTGTAAAAATTGATCATATGATAGATAACTTAATTTTCTTGGTGCAATATCATTTCTAGATATTCTTACAAAATCTACATCTAATTGTACACTTGGTGCTTCTAAATAAATGTATGATGTTTGTGCTGTAGCTGTAAATGTAGTATTTAATATAACACCTTCTCTAAAATTTGTTACAGCTTGTGTTGTATTTAAATTTTGTGTTCCACCTGCAGATGTTCCTACCCTTATAATTAATGCTGTGCTAGAACTATTTGGACTTAAAATTCTAACTTGTAGTCTATAAGTTTTATTTACTGTTGTATTAATTGCTTGATATGCTGCTGCATCATTTAAATTTAATCTACCATTACCACTTGAAGTATGTGATGGTGATCCATCTCCTGTAGTCCAACTACTTATATTAGATGCAAACTCACCATTAGTAACTAATTCTCTAGGTTTTAAATTAAAAGAATCAAAATCAACTCTTCGCATATCTGCTGGAAAATCATATTCTGCATCACCTATAGTTAAATCTTGAGTTGTTCTTGTATGTAATGCTGGTATTTCTGCACTTTCATTATAAATATCATGAATACCTTTATTTACAAAATCCTTAATAGCAGTTTGTATACCTCTGCTAGAGGAAAACGTGCTTGAAGTTAATTCTGTTTCGTTAAGTTCTCTAAGAACTCTGTTTGTCAGCGTTAGGTAAGTTGTTGCCATTTTGTAATAAGTTTAAAATTTTATTTAATTTTTCTTCTTGATTATCAAGTCGTTTTTCTAATTTAATAACCCTCATAGTATTATCAACTGGACCTAAATGTATAATTCTTTGACCTGTACTAGCTCTAGTTTTTTTTGTTAAATCGTAAGTAGCCATAAATCTCCTAAATATTATAAGGGGTAATATAATAAGGGGGACATATAGCCCCCCTTAAAATTATACAGATTATGATACGT